AAGATCCTAAACGACCGGACCCTCGCAGAGATGGAGCGGCAGGCCGGTATCCTGGGCGAGACCGTTCTGGAGCCGGCAAAGAAGGCTCACGCTATTGTGAACGCATCCTTCCACAACGCACAGTTCTCCGACCGGATCTGGATGTACCAGGACATGCTCAAGAGCGAGCTGAGCATCCTCCTGACCCGCGGACTGATCCAGGGGCTGAATCCCCGGCAGCTGGCCGTGGATATCAAGAAACGCTTTGGTGTGTCCCTGAGCAATGCGACCAGGCTGATGCGAACCGAGATGGCGCGGGTGCAGATCGGCGCCCAGAAGCAGAGCTACGAGCGGAATGGGTACGAGGAATATGAGTTCATTGCCCTGACCGGTCACGCCTGTGAAGACTGCCAGGCACTCGATGGCAAACACTTCAAGGTCATCAAAATGCAGCCCGGCCTGAATGCACCTCCTATGCACCCGAATTGTGTATTACCGGATACTCACATTATTGCTCCTGATGCGGAGGCAGTTATGCGTGCAGAGTATTCAGGTGACGTAATTGAGTTTAGAACTGCCAATGGTAGAAGGCTTTGCGTTACTCCCAATCACATAGTGCTTTCTTCTCGCGGTTGGATTAGAGCAAAGAACCTTGTTAAGGGCGACAAGGTAGTCTATTATGCCGGAGATGTTATCGACAGTTCCGTTATTAAACCAGCAGATAACCATGGCGCGCCCACTATCAAAGATCTTTTTACTGCGATCGTCGAAGCGAGCAGCTGCCCGGCCAGTAGCATGCCAAGCACCTCCGTAGCACTCAAAGGCGATGTAGTCCCCAATAGCAAAATCGACATTGTATATGTCGATAGCGAATTGCGGAATAAATTGGATGCCTCGTTTAGAAAGCTCATCTGCGATCACCGTCTCGTACTCACTTGTGAAGCCGGCAAAGGTCCTTTGGCGGCTAGCAGCACGCTTGCAACGTTCTTCGTGGGAATAGGTCTTGCCGCGGACGGCATCATGAGCAGCGCGGACATTACGAGTGTTCTCCTCGCTGGAGCGCTTGGACATCATGAGCTGATTAGCTTCCGCACTTCCTCGGATTATTATGCCCGACTCTTTAAGTCGACGTACAATAGTGGGGCGACTGACATTGAACCGTTTAGCCAAAGCATTGACGCTTTCGCCAGATTCGTAGAGGCTAATGATAGTGGAATCATCAGTTTTGATTCGAACACCGCAGAGCTGAACACCATGCTTCTTAAGGATTCTCTCAATAGAGCATTTGTTGACCCCGAAGAATTTTGCAATATTGCCAGTTCTTTCCCCGGATTGATAGCGCTTGATGATGTCGTCCTCGTGACCAAGAAGTTTTATTCTGGACATGTATATGATACCTCCTGTATGAGCACATTGTACATCTGCAATGGCATTATTACAAGTAATTGCCGGTGTAGTACAGCAGCGAGTGGGGATCGGGAGGCGTTTGATAGGCAGATGGACTCTGGGATTGTTTCTGTCAGAATGCCACTAAAAGGGGATGGAGTGAAAAACAATACTTCTGATCAAGCGCTATTGTTCAGAGCTAAAAGTACTCATAACGAGAAAGAACTAAGATTAATTTCAAATAGTAAAGTAATTGATTTTGAAGACCATGATGAAATAATTAGACATTTCCAAATGGTGCATCACATACAGGTAGAAGGTTTTACAGAGGAAGATCTTTTTAGGACAAAAGCGGTACTTGCAGGCTGTGATGATTTCCTTAATACCTTTAAGGGTTGCCGGCTAAAGAAAATCAAGTATGATCCTTCTGAGAAAAACCCGGGTGTGTATAATCGATTAACAGGAGTTATTAGTATAGGCTCAAAAGGACTGGGTTCGTATGGAACTGGCGTCCATGAATGTGCACATTCATTTGACGTGGCAAGATCGTTACCAGGAGAAAATAACTTTGCCGAGGGGATCGTAGCGTCCGCTATTAAGAACCTGAAATTAAGAAGAAATAGTAAGCAATTCACAAATTTAGCATTTCAGATAGTGCAAGACAGTGATATAATTAATTCAGATCCAAAAGAGTTCTATGCTTATTCTGTTGAGACTGCAATGGGTGGAGTTGCAAATAGTTTGGCAATGGAAATTTTACGTCTAACCATGGAGGAGGTAAATTAATGCAAAATTCATTACCTCAAAAATACTTAGATGAGCAGCAGGTTATTTTTGAAGAATATTTGAATCTTCCCAGCGATCCAGGGTGGAATGAGTTCTTCGATATGAAAGCATCAGTAGGCCTTAAAAAGTGTATGGCTGATCGTAAGAAAGAACGCGAGGAATATATGGCAAGAGGGCTTATGCTCTAGCTTAATTGCAGAAGATGATTATCATTAAAAAGCATCGCTCCGGCGGTGCTTTTCTTATGCTTGGAATTGGAGGAAACCGTATGTGCGACACAACTTGCAAGTCAGAGACACCCATAAATAGCCATGCCATAATCGAGGAGAAGCTTCGCTCACTGACAACGGAAGAGCTGATTGCCCATGCCCTGAAGATCTGTCTGGAGAATCAGGAACTTCTCGCTAGATGCGAATACCAGGAGCGTAGGCTTAAAGAGATGGAGTTCGACAGGGAGAAGGCCTATCTTAACGGCAAGGTTGACGGCCTGATGTTCTCAATCAGGTGTAACGGTGTCAGCGGTGCGGAAACGAGGTGACTGGGGCATGACGCTGGGGCAAGCATATGAATATGTAAAAGGGAAGTGGCGCGAGGCTTTTTATCTTTGTGTACAATGTCCGCATTCATACTTCCCTAATGCTCTTGTGGAAGCTGTTATGTGCGAGCATTATTTTGATCCCGAAGAGTGTGCTTACAAGCGATATGTGCGAGAACTAAAGAAAGAACTTGATATGCCGTTAAGCGATTTTGAGGAGACAAAGCATGGCGAAGAACGATAACCATCATATCACGGAGGTCTTTGAATGCAAATTCTGGGTGAGGAATACGCCTTGCTGTTACGAACAGAAGAGGAAGATCCAAAACTGAAGAGCAATTATGGTTATACGGATTGGACCAATAAAACCATTGTCCTTCTAAAGGAGATTCAGGAGGATGGAGATTCCTTGTGCGATATAGTCGCATTCAGGAAAAAAGTGCTAAGACACGAGATTATTCATGCATTTTTCAGCGAGAGCGGCTTAATGGAAAACAGTGATTTTGCGGCAAACGAAGAATTGGTCGACTGGATCGCTGTGCAGATTCCGAAGATGATAAAAGTGATGGAAGCTGAGAGGGCATTATAAACATCGCCGGTACTTTATGATGGGAGAAGCAAATGGCTAAAAATGACATGGAAGTGATCATGTATAAGATCCTCGTATATCTGTACGAATGCATGAAAGAAGGTAAGATGCCGAGAGTCGTGGAATACGGATGGGAATCCGAGATGTTCAGCATAAGCCAGGCTTACTGGATCCAGGTGATACAGGAGCTTGTGAGGCTCGGACTGATCACAGGAGTATCCATCAGGGCAACAAAGGATGGCCCTATCGTTAATCTCGAGAATCCAATGATTACGTACGAAGGACGGATGTTCCTGCTAGAGAACAGCCTTATGCAGAAGGTGAAGGATGCAGTGGGGGAATCTTTCCGCGTTGTTCTTTCGGGGATCTTTGGGCATGTAATCTAAAGGCAGTGCTTTGACAACACAGGAGGTCCGATGACTACAGTTACGGTTGGGCCGCATGAGATAAGCGTGACCGGGCACTCCGGCTACGCGCCGATCAGCCAGGACATTGTCTGTGCAGGGGTATCCGCACTAGCGCAGACTCTGATCCTTGCGCTTGAGAGCCTCACGGCCGACAAAATAGAATATGAGATCCGATCCGGAGATGTCCGGATCCGTTACGGGAATCTGTCAGAAGCAGGAATGCTTTTGGTCGATTCCTTTTTTATTGGGATCGAATCAATCTGTGAGAGTTATCCGGATAACGTCCGGATAGAAAGGTGAAGAATATGCGGGTTTTAAAATTCATCGTAGACGGGCAGAGGATCCGGCCGGATCCCGCCTGCGACTTCTCAGGAATCACGGCAGGGACAAGGGGATATCTCGCGGCAGAGTTTAAGTTTTCCTCTGACTGGGACCGCTGCCGGAAGGCTGCCGTGTTCACTCATGGAGACGAGACGGAGGCAGCTCCTCTCGAGAAGTGCAGCTGTATGATCCCTGAGAGGATCCTTGCACATGACTACTTTATGGTTTCTGTCGTAGGCGAGAAGGAGGGCTACCGGATCACTTCCGGAAAGACCACGGTCCGGCAGGAGAAAGGAGCATGGAATGCCAACAGTAGATGAAGCACTGAGCAGCGCATCCGGTGATGCGATATTCAGTACCGACAGTGATGTGATCATCCCGGCTACGACTCCTACGCTGACGGTCACTCTGGACAGCGCTGTCATCGCAGCCACCAGTACCTACAACTGGGAGTTCTCCCAGGGCGGGAACATCGTCATGGAAAAGAAGACGGCAGATCTGACGATTGGGGAAGATTATCTGCAGATCACGCTGACCCAGCTGGAGACAGGAGCCCTTGCCGCTGCCGGATCCGTAGAGATGCAGATCCACGGCACGATGGACGACGGGACATCGTGGAAGACAAATATT